TACGACAGATTACTATTTAAACTTTACAAAGACAGTGATTTATCAATGCGAGAAATAGCTGGAGAAACTAAAATAAGTCTTCGAAGTATATTTACCACGTTGAAACATTGTAAAGAGCGAATAAACGAAAATGTTAAAGAAGATTATTTAGATTACGTGAATAAAGATTATGAATTAATATAAAAAAATATGGCAAGGAAAAGACGAACGAAAGCTGAGATATTAGCAGAACAAAGCAAAGGCTTAGGCGACACGGTAGAAAAGGTATTAGAAGCTACAGGAATAGCAAAGGTAGCTAAATGGTTACTCGGTGAAGACTGCGGCTGTGATGAGCGTAAAGAAAAGTTAAACAAACTGTTTTCATATAAGAAAAAACCTTTATGCTTAGAGGAGTCAGAGTTTAGCTGGTTAAAAGAATGGTTCGATAGAAACACGGACAAAGTAACCCCAATAGAACAAATTGAACTGTTTAAAATTCATTCAAGAATATTTCAAATAAGGAATGAACTAACAAGCTGTGCAAGTTGCGTAGCTGAAAGAGTTTCTGATTTAAAAATTGTTTATAGCGAATACATAGACAAATTAGAAAGTGAATGAGTCTTTATTTAACAAGCGATTATTACATTGTATTTATGAACCCATCAAAGCATAAAAAAGAATGGAACGCGCTCAGATTAATAATGAAAGTAACGGAAATAAACTACGCCGTATTTATAGATTACAGACTTTACGATATGGAAGTTCACCCTGTAACAAAACACGAATACAATACTTACACTTATAACCCTAATTAAATGAAGTTAGTAAACATAAACGAGGTTAAACCAAACCCGAAGAACCCAAGACAAATAAAAAGCGATAAATTTAAAAAGTTAGTCAAATCAATACAGGAGTTTCCACAAATGTTAGAACTACGACCAATTGTTGTAGATGAAAACAATATAATACTTGGTGGAAATATGCGATACAAAGCGTGTATTGAAGCAGGGCTAAAAGAGATATTTATTTTAAAAGCTGAAGACTTAACCGAGCAACAAAAAGACGAATTTATAGTTAAAGACAACGTAGGGTTCGGAGAATGGGATTGGGATATTTTAGCTAATGAATGGGACACTGAAAAATTAACGGATTGGGGTTTAGACTTGCCGTTAGACGTAAGCGTTCAGGAATTAGAAGCTGAAGAAGACGATTACGAAATACCAAACGAAATTGAAACCGATATTGTTTTAGGCGACTTATTTGAGATAGGCGAACACCGTTTACTTTGCGGAGATAGTACAGATAGCGACCAAGTGGCAAAGCTAATGAACGGACAAAAGGCTGATATTGCATTTACAAGTCCTCCATATAATGCAGCAAAAAATAGTCATTTAAATGGTAGAGTAAAAGGATTTGACAATAAATATCAGGATAATAGTGATGAAATGGATGATGATAATTATTTAGAATTTCTTTATGATTTTACAAATAATACATTAATAAATGCTGATTATTCATTTGTAAATATACAGATGTTAGCACAAAATAAAATGGTACTAATAGATTATCAATACAGATTAAAAGAACAATTAAAAGATGTGCTTATTTGGAATAAATCACAATGTCCACCTAATATAGTTAAAGGTGCTTTTAATACTAAATGGGAATATGTTTTTTGTTTTAGTTATAATAATAAAACAAGAGGTTTTCCTTGTTCGTGGCAAGGTAAATATCCAAATGTAATAGAAACAGTAAATGCAAGCCAAAATGAATTTGCATCAGTACATAAAGCTACTTTCCCAATGGCATTTCCAGAATGGGTTATATCAAAAATGGATTTTGCTAAATCTGTATTAGATATGTTTATGGGTTCTGGTACAACAATGGTAGCAGCACACCAACTTAAACGCAAATGTTACGGTATGGAATTAGACCCGAAATATTGTCAAGTAATAATTGACCGAATGAAAAAACTTGACCCGAGTTTAGAAATTAAACGCAACGGACAAATATTAAATTAACGAGAATAAAACGAGAAAATGCCAAACGAAGAAAATTTAAAAAAGTTTAGTGCTGAATACCAACCCGAAAAAAACGGACGTCCAAAAGGAAGTAGAAACCGAAGCACAATAGCACGCCAATGGTTAGAGGTTAATCAGAACTTAAAAAACCCTTTGACTGGTGAAAGCGAAAATATGAGCCAAGAAGATTTAATGACTTTGGCACTTATAAAGAAAGCTCGTGAGGGTGACGTTTCAGCTTACAAAGCATTAATGGATTCAGGCTACGGCGCACCTTTACAGCAAGTTGAACAAACAATAATAGAACAACCTTTATTTCCTGATGTTTCAGAGAACGACAGCCACGAATAAAGTACTGGCTTTAAAAAGACGAATCAAAATAATTCAAGGTGGTACGTCGGCTTCAAAAACGTATTCTATATTAGCAGTATTAATAAATAAAGCAATACAACAACCCAACTTAGAAATAAGTGTAGTTGCTGAATCAATACCACATTTAAGACGTGGTGCTATGCGTGACTTTGTTAAAATACTTAAAATGACAAATAGGTATTTCGATGAGCAGTTTAATAAATCTTACCTTACTTATAAATTTAGAAACGGCAGCTCGTTTGAATTCTTTTCAGCTGATGACAGTTCTAAGCTACGAGGAGCAAGACGTGACATTCTTTATATAAACGAGTGTAATAATGTAACCTTTGAATCGTACAATGAACTTTCGATTAGAACTAAAAAAGAAGTTTATTTAGACTTCAACCCAGCCAATGAATTTTGGGTACACAAGGAACTAAAAGACGAACCTGATTCCGAATTTATTATTTTAACGTACAAAGACAACGAAGCTTTAGATAGTAGTATCATTCAACAAATAGAAAAGAATCGCTTAAAAGCCGAAACAAGCAGCTATTGGGCTAACTGGTGGCGTGTTTATGGACTTGGAGAAATAGGAATGTTAGAGGGTGTTATATTTAGCAATTGGAAAACCATTGATACAATACCAACCGAAGCAAAGTTAATCGGAATCGGTCTTGACTTTGGTTACACAAACGATCCGACTTCTGCAATTGAAATTTACAACCATAACGGAACACGAATTTTGAATGAACTTGTTTACAGAACAGGAATGTTAAACAGCGATATTGCTAAAATACTTCCTAAACACGTACCGATTTACGCTGATAGCTCAGAACCTAAAAGCATATACGAAATAAGGAGATACGGAATAACTATTAAAGGCGTTACAAAGGGCAAGGACTCAATTAATTACGGTATTGATGTAATACAGCAGCACGAATATTTAGTGACGTCACAAAGCACCAATTTAATAAAAGAACTTCGAGCTTATTGCTGGGACTTAGATAAGTCGGGTGCAAGGTTGAATAAACCTATTGACAGTAACAACCACGCAATAGACGCTTTTCGATACCACGAAATGGAAACGCTCGGACTTAAACGTAATTACGGTACATATAATATACGTTAATGACAGACGACACGCCGAGAATGACAGCTGTAGTAGAGAACTATGTGTATATTCGTACAGGAAAACGAATCAAAATAGTTTTTAACGATTCAATGAGTTTAAGAAAGCACCTGATGTTGTTAGGTGAAGCTTACAATATTGCTATGAACTACAAAAAACCATAATAAACGTTTAAACAATAAGCATGAAATTAGAATTAATAATACCGACTAAATTAAGCGAGATACCTTTAAAGCACTATCAAAAGTTTTTATTAGCTGCTGAGAAGTCAACTGATGAGGTTTTTTTAGCTGAAAAAATGATTCAGATATTTTGCGGCATTGAATTAAAAGAAGTTGTTAACATTCCATTTAAAGAAGTTGAAGCTTTAAGCATACATTTTGCAAGTTTATTTCAGCAAAAGACGGAATTTAAAAACAGATTTACGATAGCTGGAGTTGAGTTTGGATTCATTCCTAATTTAGAAGAGATGAGTTGGGGTGAATATATCGACCTCGAAGCCAATATAAGCGATTTAAAGACCTTTAACAAAGCAATGGCTGTTATGTATCGTCCAATAATAGAAAAGCTTGGAGACAAATATAAAATTGAGCCTTACGTATCCTCTATTAATTATGCTGAGGTCATGGAGTTTGCTCCTTTAGATATTGTTTTAGCTGCAAAGGTTTTTTTTTGGAATTTAGAAAACGAATTATTACAGGCTACGCTATATTATTTGGAGACGGAGATGACGAAGAGCAAGGAAGCGACAATGATTTTAGCGAAAGAGCTCAATTTAGTAAACAGTGGGGCTGGTATCAAAGCATATATGCAGTCGCTCAGGGAGACCTCACAAAGTTTGAACAGGTTACAAAGCTTCGACTTACAGCAGCACTTACCCTCCTTACTTTTGAAAAGCAAAAACAAGGCATAGAAAATAGAGAACTTAAAAGACAGTTGAAAAAATGAGTTATTACGCAATATTAAACACTATAAAGACGGAGCTAAACGCTTCTGCTTTAGTAAACACGGTAACTGAGGGTGATATTTTTAGAGTGGATTTATCTAAACAAACGATATTTCCTTTAGCTCATATCATGGTAAATAACGCCACGTTTGAGGGTAACGTTATTCGTTATAATATTTCCATAATTGCAATGGATGTAGTGGATATAGCAAAAGACGAAACCACTAATTTATTTATAGGAAACGACAATGAACAAGACGTATTGAATACTCAGATTGTAATGTTAAACCGAGTATACGATAAACTTATTCGAGGTGACTATTTTTTAAACGCTGGAATAATAGACGGTAACCCAAATTGCGAACCATTTATAGAAAGGTTTGAAAACAATTTAGCTGGGTGGACTATGACTTTTGATTATTTAGTAGGAAACGAAATGACTATTTGTAATGACTAACCACGAAGAAACACTTAAAAAATTTGTGGCTTATGTTGTTTCTCAAGCAAAAAGAAACCTAACTATAAAAGATAAAAAAGCTTCGGGCAAACTTTACAACTCAATCCAAGGTGAAGCAAAACAATTTCCAAATTCAATTGGTATTTACTTTGATATGGAGGAGTATGGCTTTTATCAGGACCAAGGAGTTAAAGGGGCAAACCCAAGCGCTTTGCCTGACGGTTCTAAATGGAAAGGCGTGCAGAAAGCTCCTAATAGTCAATTTAAATTTGGCAGTGGTTCGGGACCAAAAGGCGGACTAACAAGAAGTTTAGATAAATGGATTATTAGAAAAGGAATAGCACCACGTAATTCACAAGGAAAATTTATCAGTAGAGCTGGTTTAAAGTTTGTAATTGCAAGAAGTATTTTTATGACTGGAATTAAACCGAGTTTATTTTTTACCAAACCTTTTGAAGCAGCATTTAAGAAACTACCTGATGACTTAGTAACAAGCTACGGTTTAGACGTAGTGGATTTATTCGATAGTATTATGAAACCAAACTTAAAGAAATGATATTTGCACGAAGCCCATATATTGTAACAATAAACGAAGCTTCTCAGGAAGCCACACGTTTAGAG